ATGGGAAATTCACGCTTGTATGGTATTGAAATTGAGTCTTTGGGTACGAGTGCCGCTATTTCTGGTACGACTAAAGGTATGAGTGTGGAGCAGGTTGTTTCGACGGCTCTTTTGTGTGGTGCGCTGTTAGAGGCGATGAGTCCAATTCGAGGTTTTGTTTACAAGGTTGGGCGCGTGATTCGTCACAAAGATTGGGCACCTACGAGGAAGCCTGATGTGAAGCAGGATCTAAAATGGTGGCGTGATGTTGTTGCGATTGCTCGCCAAAACAAAAAAGATACATCACTGGCTTCTCAGTTGATTCGTGAGTACGTCAAGTTGAGTCCCAAGGGTAAAGCCTAGTTGACGTGCGTAGGGATCCTGAAAGACCCCAAACGGGATCCCTACGCACAACATCGGAGACTCATATCGTGAGAGGGGATTGAGTCTGCAACGATGTGTTCATATTGTGTCATAGGTGGGGTGACCCCGTTGACATATAACTTAACCCCCGTGTTACAGTAGGGGTTAACTACAACGAGTAAGGGGAAAATAATGTCGGAACAAAACGTGTACGACTTTGATATTGAAGAAGTGCCAGAGGATGACGAGTATCGTGAAAGATTCAAAGTAACAGATGATTCGCAAGCATCGTGGGCGATGAGAAAACTTTTATCCCTAAGAAATAAAATGGGGGAAAACGAGTCCATCGCTGATAGTGAGAGAACACGAATTGATACTTGGTTGTTTAATGCCAACCACAAATTTGATAAAGACGTAGAATACTTTGAGTTCATTCTCACTGAATATGCACAACAACAACGCGCAGAAATAGGCAGAAAATCTATTGACACGGCCTATGGAATCGTCAAGTCCCGTTCCACGCAAGCCAAATTCAAAGTAACGGATGAGGAAAGTTTTTTTGCTTGGGCAAAAGACAATATGCCGGAAGCAGTCATTATTAAATTTACCCCGTCATTGTCTGTTTTGAAATCCGCTACAACTATTGAAGCAACCGAATTACTTGGTTTAGTTGCAATGACTGGCGATGGAGAAATAATTCCCGGTGTCCAAGTGGAACCGGCTGGAATCAACTTTTCTGTGGAGGTATCGAAATGAGTTTGTCAAAGGAGCAGGTTAACGAATTATTGAAGCCTATTGATCCGGCGCGAGTTGGAAAAGATGGTAAGGGTTTCGCCTACGTTGAGGCGTGGGATGTTCGTAGGACTATGAACAAGATTTTTGGGTTTGCGGAATGGTCAGAAAACATTACTGACATGCACATGATTTACGAGAATCCTTCCGTTGGAGGAGCGAAACCTCGTTGGAGTGTTGCATACCGCGCTAGATGTGAGATAACTGTGAACGGTGTTATCTACGCTGAGTGGGCTTCTGGTGACGCAACAAATCAGCCGTCACGGTCAGATGCTCACGATATGGCAATCAAAACCGCCGAATCTCAGGCGTTTAAGCGGGCTGCTATGAATCTTGGCGACCAGTTTGGTCTTGGACTTTACAATGCCGGATCCACGGATGCGAGTCTGGGAGATGTTGTTGATCGTGAACATGCCGATGACGGTCGTGTCCCTGACTTTATTGAGTTGCTTCAGGGTGCAAGCACAAAAATTGAGATTGACGGGATCGCTGAACAAATTAGGGCTGCCGACCTTGGTTCGGCATCTAAACGTGAGTTGATTACTGTCTACAAGACGGTGCTTGAAAAAGTACACGGGTCATGATTGTGGTTGATAGGGGGCCATTTGAAATGGTTCCCCATTGGCTTTTGCATTCTGATGTGACTGCTCAAGCAATTCGACTGTATTTACTGTTAAGGAAGCATGGTGACGGTGAGGGAATGGCCTTTCCCGGTCGAAAGAGGCTTGCTGAGCAGTTAAAAGCAAGTAAGAGTACCGTTGACAGGGCTAAGGCTGAGTTAGTGGCTGTGGGTGCCCTCTGTGAGACGCAGAGGGTTAGTGACGCTGGTGATTGGACAAGCAACGAGTATCACGTCCATTGGGATGCTAATTTGGTGTGTGAACGGTTCTCCACAGGTGATAAGGGGTGCCCCGTATATGACGACACACTGACCGCCAGTGACGACACGGGGTGCCCCGCCAGTGACGAACTAACTTATACCCATATAAATAACCTATACACACTAACTCATACAAAGAATGATCATTTTGATGAGTTTTGGTTTGTTTACCCTCGAAAAGCAGCAAAGCAGGCGGCTAAAAAAATCTGGACAAGAGTGATTAAGTCAGTGAATCCTTCAGTGATTATTGAGGGTGCTATCAGATATGCCGATGACCCTAATCGCAGTGCTGAGTTCACGGCTCACGCTTCAACGTGGTTAAACGCTGGGCGTTGGGAAGATGACGATCTGCCAACAACGGGAAGCGGTTCGGGGACACGGGCTTATGTTGAGGCCGCCCACATTTTGAGTAGTAATCCTTATCTGGAATTGGAGCCTAGTCATGACTCCCGCTGAGGCCGCAACAGTTTTAGCGTTAGCCGTGACATTGGATGTTAGGTTAAAACCACCAAGTCGGGAGGATGCTCAGGCTAGGGCTGTTGCGTGGTCGCAAACTCTGGATTCTGATTTGTTACTTGTTACGGCTCAAAGACTGGTCGTTGATCATTACAGTGAAACAACTGATTCTTTGATGCCTGCCCATGTAAATAAGGCGTGGAGGGTGCTGAGGAAGCAGCAGAGACAGTTGAGTTCAGATGATTCTGTGCGACAGTCTTTCAATGATGCCGCTGCTAACGCGATACCTATGCCTTTTGATGTTAAGGAATTGCTTCAAAAAACGGTCAAAAAAACGGAGATACCGTGAAGGAGTTCAATAGGGATGCTCTCATTGAAAGAGCCGAAAACCGTTGTGAAGTGTGTTATGGGGGTTTAGTGGTTATGAGTGTTCATCATCGCCGCCCTCGCGCAATGGGTGGAACGAAGGTGGCATGGATTAACCAGCCCCCAAATTTGTTGGTGATTTGTGGTACGGGCACGAGTGGTTGTCATGGTCTTATTGAGTCGTATCGTGCTAGATCGTATGAACACGGGTGGTTGCTTCATTATGGATGGTTGGCTGAGTTCACGCCGTTCGCTGATTTAAGTGGTAATTGGTGGCTGCTTGTGGGAAACAAAAAATTGACGATAACGACACCTTTCGATTCGCCTAACCCAAGTTCAATTCAACCTGTCGGGAGTGTAGGATTAACTAACCCCAAGAAAAAGGAAAATGATGAATTTATCTACTGAAAACATAGAAAATGATTACCCTGAATTGGGTGAGGTGAAAGCACTCACTGATTTGATGCGTAATCACCAGTCAGCAATAAACGAAATATCTCAAACACGCAAAAAAGTTATCTTGTCACTGAGACGTAAACGGATTACTTACCGGGAGATCGCTGCCGCAATGGGGGTTACTGAGCAGTCCGTTTACAAGGTTTTGCGTGACACGATTGATCGCCCGAAAAAACAATTAGTGTCATGACAATTAAGTTCACTGTGGTGGGCAGGCCGACACCTCAAGGTTCTAAGCGTGGTTTTGTGACTAAACACGGGAAAGTAGCGATGGTTGAGCAAGCGGGGGCTACATTAAAAACGTGGCGCAAAACGATCACGGCTACTGGTGTGAGTGAAAGAATTAAACAAAATTGGGAAGCGTACATGGAAGGCCCCGTGGGGGTTGAGTTGGTTTTCGGGTTACATAAACCTTTGAAACCTAAATACTCAACGCCCGCTGTCCGTCCCGACATAGACAAGTTGACTCGTGCTGTTTTGGATGGGTTGACTGACGCTCATTTGTGGCAGGATGATTCTCAAGTAATTGATTTAAGGGTACTAAAAATTTATGCTACCCCCGGTGTGACGGTAACTGTATGGAAGATGTTGTAGTTAATTGTCAGCGTTGCCACAGTCCGGGCGCTGAAGCGTTTCAGGGTTGGCGGCTTCTTTGTCAGCGTTGTATTGACACGGAATCGGAGGATTGGTGGGATGACTGAGATGGATAACCAAAATGAGTTCCCGCAGTGTGATTCTTTGTGTCAGTGCGGGGCTGATTCGTTAATAAAAATGCTCGAAAAAGCATACAACAGGGGTAGGGCTGACGAGTTGGCGGTTGCTTTACAAATTTTTGATTCTCTCATTGAGATCCCTGACTTGTGGAGTTCGGAAGGGTTTGCTATACAAAACGGGAAACCTTTCACACTGAAACCAACAAAAAACAAGGGGAATGAATGATCATTGAACTTGACCCGTGGGAATACTCGTGGGCTTGCCACGTCGGAATCGAACGATTCACAGCAAACTGGGGTAAAGGAAACGCCGCCCATTATGACCCGAAACGTATGGAAGATGACCGGACAGCGCAACAAGCCGCTTGCATATGCGAGTTAGCGGTCGCTAAAGCCACCAACAGGTATTGGCCGGGGCACTACTGGCATTCAACTGATCACAACAAATACCGAAACGTCCCCGATGTCGGAACAAACATTGAAGTTCGCCGCGTCAGAACAGGACAATCCGCTGCTGTACGCCGCCACCAACTCAACAAAAACCTAATCCTTTTCGCCGCCCACCTACCCGACATAGAATTCAAAACAGTAGACGTATGGGGATGGATCAACATGGAACAGGCTTGGGGTTTAGGAGAACCAGCCCCCTACGACAAAGAAAACACGCGACTCATACACAAAACCGAACTAACAACAATCAACAAATAAAAGGTAAAATAAGCCCATGTCTAAAAGCGGAACAATACGGCAAGGAAAAACAATACACGCCAAAATAGGAATACGGATCAGGCACGTTAGAGTTGAAACAGTCACAGACCAAGACAACCTCACAGCACGACTAGGAGGCATTGTTAACTCCATACTAGGATTCAAGTTAGACGATCCAGAATGGGGAATACTAGATGTACGACGACTGGCTTACTCATCCACAGCAATAAACATAATACGAGCCGCATCCACCAAGACACGAGGAACACTATTCACACAACCATAACCAAAAAGCACTAAACCCCACTAGACTAAACCCATGATGCCCAACCATGCACAAGCCCTAGAACGCCTAGCCGAACTATCCCGATACCTAGACAAAGCCACAGACGACTACGCCCAACTAGACGAAGAATCCGTAAGAGCCAAACAAAAATACGAAGTCGCCTACGCCAGAGCATTCCTAGACAACGCAGGAAGCATGGAACTACGCAAACAAATCGCCAACTACGAAACCCGCGACGAAAACCTAGAATACGAAATAAGCGCCGCTAAAGTCCGGGCACTCAAAGAACGCATAAGAACACTAGGAACACAAATAGAAGTCGGCAGAAGCCTCGCAAGCGCCCACAAAGCCCAATTCGCAGCCGAACCAGCCGGACAATACACCTAAACCCGGATACCATGACCCCATGACAGAGAAAACCCCCGTCAAAGAAAAACGAGGACGCAAAACACTCCTCAACGCCGACCGACTCAACGCAATCACCACCATGCTCCGCGCAGGAGCCTACATAGACGACTCATGCAAATCCGTAGGAATATCCACAACAAGTTTCTTCAACTGGATCGCTAGAGGAAAAGTACAACGAGAACGCCAAGCAGCCGGGCTACAAACCCAACCAGACGAAATACCGTTTCTTGAATTTCTTGAGGCAATCGAAATAGCAGACGCTGAAGGAATCATCGGACACGTCATGAACATTGATAACGCCGCCAAAAACGGGGCGTGGCAAGCATCCGCATGGATCTTGGAAAGGAAACAACCAAAGAAATGGGGGCGTTCCGACAGAACCGAAATATCTGGCCCTGAAGGTGGCGCAATACAAATCAACGTGTCCACGGAGGAGTTGGAACGTAAAGTGAACCGGATCCTTGAGCAACGACAGTTAGAGGCTTGAGTTGAGACTGGTAGACAAGGTACTTGGTGCCGACACTCAGAATAGGTACGCGATTTATTCTGCGTTGAGTGATGATGACAAAAACGCTTTGGGGATGCTTTTGGAAGCGGAGGTGAATAATCCTTGGGCTATTTATGAGGGTGACCCGGTTGGGTTTATTGAGAATGGTTTAGGGGAGTCTTTGTGGTCGAAGCAAATCGAAATCGCTCATTCTGTGGTGGTGAATCAGAGAACCGTTGTGGCCGCGTCCCATGCCCCCGGTAAGTCTCATTTGTCTGCGCGTCTTGTGGCGTGGTGGATTGCTTCTCACGCTCCCGGTACGGCGTTGGCTATCACGATTGCCCCTACGCACCGTCAGGTGAGAAACATTATTTGGCCCCATATTCGGCGTTGCCATTTTTTGGCTAAGTTACCCGGTGAGGTTCTCACTCAAACGTGGAAGGTGGGGGCTGACGTTGTTGCTTACGGTTTTTCTCCGTCACCTTACGATGAGGCCGCGACGCAGGGTATCCATGCACCTAATTTACTGATTATTATTGATGAGGCCGGTGGTATCGGTGAGGTGGTGGGTAAGGCTTTGGAAGCCCTCATGACGGGCGGCAACACTCGCCTATTGTTGTTGGGTAACCCGCCCACTGATCAGGAGGACGGATGGTTTGAGCGTTGCTACGAATCCCCACTGTTTAACCCGATCACGATTAGTGCTTTTGATACACCAAATTTTACGGGCGAAACGGTAGGGATATGTAAAACGTGTCCACCTCAAGTTGAGCAACATTTGATCACTAAACATTTGGTGGATAAAAGGTGGGTGGATGATGTTACGAGCGAGTTCGGTGCGGATTCACCTTTTGTGGAGGCCCGCGTGTGGGCGCGTTTCCCGCGCTCCACGGCAAATAAAGTTATTCCTTTCAGTTGGTGCGAGAATTCGTTGACGAACGACGATCACCTTGAGGGGAACAAGATTCGTTTAGGGATAGATATTGCATCCGATGGTGGTGACGAGTTCGTTATAGCGAAATCGGATGGTTTTGTGACCGGGATTATTCACAAGTCATCGGGGGCGGTCAACGAAAACGCTGTTGACGTTGCCGGGGTGTGTTTGCGACATATTCATGAGGCTGAGGCTGAGCATGACAAACGTGAAATTTTGGAGCCTGTACGAATAAAAATTGACACTATCGGTGTGGGTTGGGGTGTGGTGTCTATGCTGCAAAAATGGGGCACGGAAGGGAAACACAAATCTAAGATCGTTGCCGTGAATGTTGCTGAGAGGGCTAAGGATCACGAGAAGTTTAAGAACATGAGGGCTGAAATGTGGTGGAATGGCCGGACGCTCCTGCAACCTAACGGTGAGGGGAGGCAAGATATTCGCCTTAACGTGGAACGGAAAGTGTTGTCACAGTTAGCGGGGCCTACGTTCAAAACGGATAGTGCGGGGCGTACACAGATTGAGTCGAAAGTGGAAATGAAACGCCGGGGGGTGTCTAGCCCTGATCAGGCTGAAGCAGTCTTGTTGGCTTTGTATGAGCCTAAAAACTTTGGTGCCACACCTCCACCTCCGATGAGTTTCGATCAGGTGAATGATTTCACGGGCGACAATTTCAGTAATCTTGTGCTTTAACGTGCAAGCGCCGTCACCATTTTCGCCCACACTAAAGGGGTGGCACCGTCAGGCTGGTATCCACCAGCCCCACCAAACAGGATCGGTGTGACAGGGTAAGAATCCCTCACCATGACCATTGCACGTTCAAGCCCCGAAATCGTGTATTTAAGATCGGATAGGGGATCTAAACGGTGACCGTCAGCCCCACCTACCACAAAAATG